TGAAACAACTACCCAGTTTGAGAATGCTCAGATTGATGGATTCGTTGTTGAAAACCCAGGTGTTTCTTATCAGGTAAATGACACCGTATTCTTTGACAATGAAGGTACTGGTGGATTTGGTGCATCTGCACTTATTGAATCTGTTAAAGGTCAAAGAATTATTGGTTATCAGAAAGAAGTTATTGGTGACCGCCCTTATGGTAAAATTACCACTGCTGAAGGTCATGAATTAAGACAACAAGATGAAATTATTGTAAATTCAAGACCTGTAATTGATAATACCTCTAAAACCTATAGAGTTAAGGTTGTTGCTGGTGTTGAGAGAATTAACATAGTCCAAGCAGGTACAGGATATAACGAAGATATTCCACCTACGTTTGAATTAATAACTGAATCTGGAAAAGATGCTGAATTGCAGTTGGTACTAGAGAATACTGGACAGATTAACAAGGTTAATATCATTAACTCTGGTAATGGATACGATTCTGACAATCCTCCTCAGATTAGAGTATCTCATCCACAACAGTATAAGAAGACTCGTTATTGGATAACAGAATATAAAGAAGCAGCTGGTCAAGTTAGTATACATGATACTTGGACTACTGCTGATCGTTACACATATGTTTGTGGTAGTGTTTTAGAAACAGATGGTGATCAAGCAGCATTCCTTGTTAAGTTTGATGATTTAGGTCAGAAGGTTTGGGAGAGAAATCTACTACCTACTAATTCAGGTGTTAAGAAAGCAGAATTCGTTAAGATGTATATTGACGAGTCATTAGAAGATGATGTCATTTACATCGTTGGTCATACATATGACCCTAATAATTCTCAGTACAATCCTGATATATGGCTAGGACAGTATAAGTCTGGTTTTAACAATGCTAATGCTCCTGATGGTATTCTACAGTGGCAGAAGGCAATTGCTGGTATCTCAGGTCTTTCTAGAAGGGACTGGGTAACAACTATAGCACTTGATCAAGAGAAGAGAATTTATATTGCAGGTTATACAGATAGTAACTCACCTGATCCTAACGATATGTGGGTTATTCAGTGTGATCTTGACGGTGACCTTGTAGAGAAGAGAAAGATTGCATCTGCTGATGATTCGGAGATGATCAATCAGATTAAGTGGATATCTGATGATAGATTCTTCTTTGTTGGTATTAATGATCAAAATAACGACTGTATCTTTGGTGTATTCTTCTTTGATGGTGCAAACCTAGAAATTGAGTATATTAGACAGGTACCAGCAGTTGGTGGATATGTAAGAAATCCACAATTCACTGTTGATGAATATGGAGATGCTATCCTTGTTTGGGACTTCTACAATGGTGCTACTCAGAAGTATGAGAAAGTCCAAGTTAATAAATTCCCAATCGCTACTGCTAATTCTGGATGGGAATGGAGTAAGTCAGTAACTATTAGTGGTAATGTTGATGGTATTCAACATGCTGGTATTAGTGTAGACGTATTTGGTAACTATACACTTGTTACTGATGTTATTGAGTCTGAGAATGAGAGATATGCTGTTGTACATTACCTCAAGTATGATGGTACTGTAATTAAGGAAACTAAGATTAATGACACAGTTAATATTGGTATACAAGCTAAGACTCATACAGTAGATAGTTCTGGTGACTGTATTGTTGCTGTAGATCGTAGACAGTCTGATCAATTAGCATCATATCGTTTCAATGATGAAAATGATCTAGATTTTGATCATACTAAGTTGAATAAATCAACTCTAACACCACATACTCCTGCTAATGCTTCTATTGATACTTCAATATACAAGTTTGGTACAAGTTCACTTAAGTTAAGTGCAGCATGTCCTGTTAAATTCCCTGCTTATAATTTAACTACTAAGGAGTGGAGTGCAAGAGCATGGATGTCTATTGCTACTGCACATCATGCAACTCAAACAAAACCTTTACTATTTGATGTAACACCTATTACTGGTGATTCTATTCAAGTAGAATTAGATGGAGATAATACTAGTGGTAACTATGAAAAAGTTGTTATCTATGTAAACTCAGTTGAGGTTGCAACTTCTGCTACTGCTACTAACTGGACATTATTTGGTGGTGGTGCTTGGGTACATGTTACATTCCAGAAGAGAGAAGAATCTCTTGGATTGTATCAGTATGAAGTATACTTCAATGGTAACCTTGTATGTAACTTCCAATCTACATCTGATATCAGTGTTGCAGATCTTACAGTTGCTGGTAAATTCTCTGGTCCTGTTGTTGGTAATTCAATGATTGGTTGGATTGATGATCTAGTCATCGATGATGTTGCTCCTTATAATGGCACATATGTTATTCCAACTGAAGAGATTGCTATTACTACATCTATATCAGATACTGCTCTTATTAAGTTTGACAGATTGCATGATAAGAGAGGTGCATATACTCTTACTGGTTTAACTGAGTATACCAATATCGCTTTTGAGGATATTGAGACTGCTACAACTTGGAGTGATTTAGGTTTAGCAGCATTCAGTGCTTGGCAAGTTGGTGCTGGTGGTTTACAGATCTTAGATATGTCTCAGACCATATCTACAATGAATCCTGCGACATATACCTTTAGTAATGCTCTTACAGAATATGGCACTAAGACTTCTACAATACCATCACCATTAGGTAAGAAACTTACAATTACTGCTGATGTTATCAGTAAGTATTATCTAAGAGATGCATTATATCAGAAGATTGATAATGTCCTTGAGTTTACATTTACACAGGATGTTAAATTAACTAAGAATTCTATAATTCAACAGTTTACTACCAATGCAGGTGGACAAGATATTGTTAGTGCATATGGTACTATCGTTGAGGTGCCTAATGAGAATGCAATTTTAGAGGAAGACCGTGGGGTTGGTAACAAATATAAGGTTGGTAAGATATATGGTAACTTCAATAATACAGATAGATTTAAGACTGATGTTGGTGATGTAAACCAGATTGCTGGTACATATTTCCAAGTTGAAGAACCTGAAATCCCTTGGGCAGCAGGTGTATCTGTAACTGTTGGTGAGCAGAGATACTATGATAAGAAGATATACCAGTCACAAGGCACAGGTACTACTGGTACAATTCCTCCAGTCCATACTGGTGGTGTTGTAAGTGATGGTCTTATTAACTGGGTATTCATAGATGATGCAGGTAAGTTTACTGTTGATCTTACTCAACATCCATATCCAATGCCTCAATATCTTAATCAAGATATGCCTGAGTGGGATAATGGTAAGTTATATGTTGTAGGACAAAGAGTATGGCATAAGTTAAATGTATATGAGGTGGCAACTGGTGGTGCTGGTGTATCTGGTACAACTCCTCCAACACATACTACTGGTGCTGCATCTGATGGTGGTGTAACATGGGATCATGTATCTACATCAGAATCAATCGCTACTTATGCTAGGACACTTCCATATGATTTAGGTAATAACTATACAGTTCAGATTGTAGAGATTCAACCTGGTTCACTATACATTCCAGAAGATGTTGTTTCTATCAATGCTGGTAATATTACTGAGGCAGAGGATCGTAAGAGTGTAGAGATCTCTGGATTTGCTTCTGTTAAGAAGATTCGTGTTACTGTCCGTCTTGAAAAAGATATTATTAGAAATGCTGTTAATAACACCAATTTAGTATACTTTACATCAAATTCTCCTCATGGATTTAAAGTAGGTGATATCATCTTCTCTGAAGGATTCCAAGGTGATCAATTCAATGGATCATTCTTTATTGATCAGGTAATTGGATCTAGGGAATATACACTTGGTATTAGATCAACTGCTGTAAGTGAGCCAGCATTTAACAATAACGCTATTGCTAGTGTTAACATATATGCGAAGCACCCAACCCTAGAGTTTACTAGAAATCATCAGTATGTCTTTGATGTATCTGATACTTCAAACCTTAACTACTACTTGTCATTCTCACAAGACAACCAGTACAAACTAGAATACTCATTTAATAACATAACAAGAGAAGGTACTCCAGGTGTTCCTCTAGGTGCTGGAAACTACCCATTTGTTAAATTCTCTGTATTGGGTGATGTAACTAATATCTCCTATTACTTTGACCCATCTAGGACTGGTGATGATTCTCCAGTTGGTGAGAATTCATTCATTGATGTTATCACAACTCCATATGAAGGCACATTCTCAGTTGCTGAAGTTATAACTGATACTGAGTTTAGATTCCAATTACTTAAGGAACCTGAAAAGACTAATGCTGAAGTTGGTACAGATGAATTTGATCAGGTTTATTCATACTATTCAACTACTTCTACGAGAGCAGTTGGACCTATCAATACTATTAAATTAGTATCTCCAGGTGGTTTCTATCAGAAGTTACCTATCATTAGTGATATTGCATCATTCAGACAGATTGAGAAAATTGTAGTTAATGATGGTGGTACTGAATATGCTCCAGGTGTTTACTATGAAGTCCCTGTTGCAGGTGACGGTGAAGGTGGTAAAGCAACTATTACTGTTGAGTTTGATGATACTGTTGGATCAGGTACAATCACTGGTGCTGCTGTAGCAGATCCAGGTAAAGGATATACTACTGCATCTATTGATATCGATGCTATTCCAGGAATCTTAGGATCTACATTAGCAGGTTCTGGTGGATCTGTAACTGTTGTTATTCCTTCTGAAGGATCTGGTGCATCTGTATTCCTAACAGGTACAAATATTGGTAAGATTAAGAGACTTAAGAATAATGAATTTGGTTTCGGTTATTCACATGACTATACACTGAAACCTGAAATTACCTTCCCAGTTAACCTTCAGTTATTCAATACTTCAATACTTTCCGAGATCAAGATAACTGACCCAGGTGCTGGTTATACTTCAACTCCTGCTGTTGTAATTGAAGGTGGTGGTGGATCTGGTGCTGAGGCAGAAGCAGTTGTTAAAAACAATCGTCTTAGTGAGATCATTATTAAAAACAGTGGTGCTGGATATTCATCCGAACCAACAGTTACTCTAAAATCAGAATTTAACTACGTTGTTAACTTAGACCTTAACTATCTACAGTTTAACTTCCCACATGGTATAACCTCTGGTGCAGAAGTCCAATTTAGATCTGATGATATTGGTAGCACAGAAGGTGAATTACCAAAACCATCTACCGCAGGTTTAACCAGTTTGGTTGAAGGACAGATTTACTATGCTATTGCTGGTGAGGCAGCTGGTCTAGAATCTGACCAATTAAGATTTGGTCTTACTCAAGCATCTGCATTAGCAGGATCTTACGTTACTTTCCTAACTCAAGGATCTGGTAGACAGACACTTTTAACTGAGGTATTCGGTGGTAAAGCAACTGCTGTTGTTGAAACATCTCGTTTCTTAGAAGGAGAAGATGTATTCCAAGGATCTAATGTTGAGACTGCAACTGCAAGAGGTAAAGTCTCTACTAACACTGGTTGGCAGATTGGTCCTAAGATTCTTAAGATCGTTGATTACACTGGTGACTGGGCAGAAGGTGAGAAGGTAACAGGTGAGATATCTAAAGCATCTGGTGTTATCGATAACTTCTCAATAGCACGTGGTGTGTTAAATATCGGCTCCCTAACGAAGACACCAGGCCGATTTATTGATGACGTTGGTAAACCATCTGAGATTGTCCAGAAGATTCAAGATAGTTTCTTCTATCAAAACTTCTCATATGTTGTACAATCACAAATTCCTATCACAGAGTGGAAGACTCAGGTCTTAGAAAATAACCACCCTGCTGGTTTCAATATGTTTGGTCAGTTACAACTTACTGGTGGTAAGGACGTATCTGGACGTAAGATCGGTACTGAGTTTACTAAACAGGTTAACATTAACAACTATAGTAATGTAAACCAGATTACATCATTCGGTGCTGCACAACCAATATATACTGACTACAACAATACAGAGGTTCTCTTCCGTAAGAAGCGTTTGACATCTTCTGAGGAAATCTTAACTTCTATCGTTAAGAAACTTGATAGTGTTGAAGATCAGTTTGATGGTATTAAGAAGTCATTCCCAATTACTGTTGAGGGTGAAACTGTAATCGTTAAGCAAGACCAGTTGATGATAACTCTGAATGGTATTATTCAGGCACCTGGTGAATCTTATCAGATTGTTGGTGGTAACTTAGTATTTGATGAGCCACCAAAACCACCTTCCAAAGTTAACTATAGAATCTTAGGAATTACTCCTACACCAATCTATAGAATTGCACTTTATGATGGATTTGGTACTTCAAACTATGGTATCTTCCCAACAATAGGACAGCAGGTTCAGGGAGCACAATCTGACGTTGTTGCTACTGTTATTGATTCTGGTACCAACCATATCGATGTTATTAATATAACTGGTGGATCCTTCCAGCTCAATGAGCAAATTAAGAGAGGCGAATTATTCGCTGCATTGGTAGAATCAGTTACCTTAGTTAACAGTCCTACCATATTCAGATTTGGTGAAGGTATTACTAACCTTGAAGGTGATACTGCTTACATTGAAGAGACTAACGTAGATACTGATGGTAATGTTACTGATAGAGTCGTTGTAAGTAAGACTTCAGGTACTCCTAGATTCGAGACTGGTATATTCGATCTCAGACTTAATGAATTCATATATTCTGCCTCGTCTAAGATTGCAGGCCAGATTACATACATCGCTCCTTACAGTGATCCAATTAATAATGAAGTTGTTGATACATTGGTCATTAACCGAGGCACAACCTTCTTCGGATTACTCTTTGAGCGTTTAGTTAGTCTAACTAACCCTAACGTGATCTTAGATGATATTTCTGCTTCTTCTATCACTCCTACTAAGCTTTATGATTCTTCAAACAGAATTAACGCTGACTTCTTGAATTTTGAAGAAGTAAGGACTACAGAAGTTGAATATTCTCAATTAACAGGTGGAGTGCTTGCTGAAGGCATGATTCTTCGTAATAAGAAGGCATTCTTCGGAAATCCAAGATCTACCTTCCACGGAAATGCTGCAAACAGATATCTTGATGCAAAACGGAATATTTCCAATAATAAGCAAGAAATCATCGATTTTGCAGAAGCTGCAATTGCAATTGACTATCCTGATTATTATTTCCCATCTGACGTTATTACTAACTCTTGGAGTAGATTTAAAGACGCATATCGCTTTATACAGAAGAATAAGTCATTAATTGCTGGAATGGCGTTTGATGACATGAAAACTCAATATCCTTCATCTTCAATTCCTTCAGATGCGAAATGTAAGCGAGATATTGAATTTTTCGTTGATGCAGTCTCTATTGACATCTATGCTGGTGGAAACCGATATTCTCGTAAATTCTGTCAACAATTCTTCGATACTAACGGAACATTCACTTATGTAAGTGCTCAATCTGCTGAAACTCGTTTTGCCTTTGAAAAGGCAAGAGATAGGATGAAAGTTGCACTTGCAAACGGTTATTCAGGTACAATCAACGCTGTTAACTCTGGTGACTCTTGGACTGCATATCAAGACCTTACAATCACTGCTGACCCATCACCTAACGATAATTACGGTACTTCTGGTACAAACACTAATAATGCCGATCCTGCAAACTGCACAGACGTACAAGCTGCTATCGATACTTTACATGAATTTATTGATGAAGTATTGAATAATGCAAGTCTAAATGATCTTCCTGCTGAAACACAAGGTACATATTCACCACATCAAGAGAAGTGCAGAAGAGACCTTGGATACATGATTGATGCTATTGCTAATGATGTTGGACAAGGTGGTAACTATAATACAGTTGAGTTTACTAAAAAATTCTTCGATGACGCTGGTGTCCCTCTAACTAACGGTATTGTTGGTGAAGAGGCAGAAGCAGTCCATGCATTCACTGCTGCTGGTACATTGATGCATAGAGCAATCAACAACCTAATGTATTGGAAGGATCTATCTGGGGTTGGATATAACCTTAATGATCCTACTACTTACTCTGGTGGTGTTGCTCCTGCTAACAGATACGATGCAAACTATGCATCTGGTAATAATCAAGATATTAACAATTGTGCTAATGTCAAGTCTTATATTGACACTTTAAGAGCAATTGCAACTACAGCAATGACTGCTGGTAATCTTAACAATGTTAATGCTCTATCATCTATTTCAGATGGTACATTTGTTGCTAATGAAACAGTTAGGACAACTAAGATTGGATATAAGGATAAGGGCACTGGACAGTTTATAACTGGTAACCAGATTAAGGGTATGACATCTGGAGCATTATTCCAAGCATTAGGTGTTAACTCTGGTCTTAAGTGGTTATTCGCTGGTCCTGTTACTGGTACATTCACTGCTGGTGAATATATTACTAACTCTACTTTAACCTTTACTAATTGCACTCAAAGTGTAATTGTTAAGAAGGCAGAATTAAGTGGCACTAAGTCAATATATCTTCCTACTAATCATTCATTAACTGCACCTGCTTCCGAAGATTTCGCTTTTGGTACAGGAGACTTCACAATAGAAGGTTGGTTCCGTGCTGGCACTAATACACAATCTCAATGCTTATTTGACTTCCGTCGTTTGAGTGCTACTCAAGGATTAAGAATTATTCAAGATCAACAAGCAATTAAGGTTTATAATGGAACTACATTAGGTATTACTAGTGGTAACGTAGTTACAACAACTGGTACTTGGATGCACATTGCTGTAAGTAGATCATCTGGTGTTACTCAGTTGTATATCAATGGTGCTCAACTTGGTGGTAACTATGTTGATACTAATGATTACCTATATGCTGCTCTGTATATTGGACAAGATTTCAACGGTGCTAATAAGTGGGATGGTCATATTGATAACATCGTTATTAAGAAGGGTGTTGGTGATTATACAACTGGATTCCAAGCACCTACTCAAGTTGATTATAGTCAACAAAATATCGTATTTGGTTTAGATGGTGAAGCACCATTTATACTTTCTACTACTGAAACCTATGCAACTTATAGTGGTCAGAGATCATCTTCTGCAACTGCTAAGACTATTGATTATGCTAACTTAGCTGTTATAACTGAGGACGTTGATCTAGGTCGTCAGGAGTATAGAGACTGTGCTGATATCATCGACCTTAACGGTGCTTACATTGCTGAAGAAGCAGTAGGTCGAATGAAGGCAGCATTCAGTGATTTCAATATTAAAGGTGATGATCCACAAAATAATAGCTACGGTGGTACTGATACATGTATCAGAGATACTAAGGATTATATCCTTGGTGCTATTGTTAAGGACTTAAGAGAAGATGGTAACTACCATACTCTATTTGCTGCAAGGACTTATATGAGTGTTGGTGGTGAATTAAACTTTATTGGTCAAGAGATACTTCAGTCACTTTATACATGGAATGAAGTATTAAAACTTGCTAAGGAGATAATCACTACAACTAGTTCAACTTTAACAGGCACATATACTACAAGATATAGAATACCTAATAATTTCTCATCTCCTGCATCACAAGCAGTACAAGATACAATTGATACTCTTGGTACTGATTTGCTTATGGTTATTTCACCTAATGAGCAAAGATTTAGAGAAGGTGGATTCCAACTTTGGAAGAATAGAGATTATATTGCTGAGGAAACAGAAGGATACATTCAGGATAAGTATCAAGCAGAAATTGATACTGTAACTTACGACTTCCTAGAGATTCCTGGTACAGGATCTGCTGGTTGTAAGAATGATATTAAAACACATATTATTCCTGCTGTAATTGCTGACCTTGCTACAGGAGGCAATTATCAAACTCAGAGAATTATAACTCAATATCTTGATATTCAAGATAATATACTTCATGTTGAGCATGAATTAAGTGCATTGAATGATGCTCTTGATTTTGCTAAGATGCTTTCAATGAAGGCAGTTAATAACCTTCTATTGTCACCTGGTGAAGTTGCTTCTGGTTTATTAGATAATGATGGTAATGCACTTAACGTACCTGGTTGGGCACAAGAAGAGTATTATATTCCTCAATGGACTGCTAGAACTGCATATAGAGATTCTGAAATTGTTATCGATAGTGAAGGATATCCTACTACTTCTCAAAGAGCAAATAATGACAGATACTTAGATGCTGCTGATCTACTTTGGAATAATAGAGCAATCATTGCTAAGGAAGTTGTTTCAACAATGAATGATCTTTCTAAGTATGAGAATCTACAAATTCCTGGTGGTCATGTTAACTGTGAAGATGACGTATTAGATATGATTGAAGCGATGGTACATGACCTTCGTTTTGATTGTAATGAGAAGACTATTGATGCTGCTAAACTCTATATTGAGCCTGAAGATAATTCACTTAAGCATGTTGAGGGTGAGTGGGAAGCATCTATAACTGTAATTAAGATCCTTAGGGATGTAGTTACAATGACAATGCGTAATGCATTTGGTAGAGATTATGTTGACGGAGAGTCTTTACAGAGCATTCCAGTACAAACTTATAATCAGAATCCTAAAGATTATATTTACAAACAATGTGGTGATGCTATTGATGGAAACATCAGATATATTGCAGAGCAAGCAGTTGCTGCTGGTTTAGTACAATATCCAAACTTAGCAATTCCTGGTGGACCTGTTAACTGTGTCCATGACGTTACTGATATCATCAGATCAATGGTATGGAATCTTAAGTATGGTGGTACAAACTGGATGCAATATGCGTCAGAATTCTATACAACATATAATGGTAATTTAGACCACGTTACTAACGCATCTGCTGAAACTAATTGGATTATTAATAAAGCGAAGGAATATGCGATCCGTGCAATGAAGGGTCAGGTCATTACTAATGATGCTGGTTGGACAGTTGATCAGAGATTCTATGATGCTGTGCCTAAACCCACAACTTCACTATTAAATGTTACCTTCGATGGTCCTGTTACAGGTGAATATAATAACTTAATGACTAGATCATTTAAGTTGGGTGAAGATAAGATTTCTACAACAGATACTGGTACAGGATTAGTAACAGGTGAAGATGCTGTATTCAGACTTGTAACAAAATTACCTTCTTCTCCAATAGATGCATGTCTATTTGAAGCTGGAGATTCAACATCTGGTGTATGGTTTGGTATTAGAGACGGTGGCACATATTTAAGACTTCGTGCTGGTGATGGATCTAACAGTTATGCTGGTGGTGCTAACACTTCTAGTGATAATGGATTAGCATTATTAGATTTACAAATCTCTAATTTATCACAATACTTTGATGATGGAGATCATGAGATTGTATTCCAAATCCAGATTGGTGGTAATCTAACTGCTGGTGCTGGTGCTGTTAAACTTTGGATTGATGGTGTTGCTCAAGGATCTGCAACTACACCTTCTGGATATACTGGATTGACAGGTGGTAGTGGTATATTTGCTTCTGCAAACTATGCTGGATTTGGTATTCAAGGTGGTAATGCTTTAGCAAGTGGTGAGTCTGCTACTGTTAATACTTTCACAGTTAATGTTGGACCTGCTCCTACAATTGCATACGATATATCACATGCTGAGTATGATTCCAGTACTGGTGATTTAGTAATGGATGTTGGATCACATAATCATACAGAGGGTACATTCCTTAGATTAATTACCAACTCTATTAACTTTACATGTGACATGGATAATAATGCTTCAGTGCATTCATATCCTAGATCTGGTGACCCAGCTGGTAATGCTGCTGTAGAAGTATTAGAAACATATGGTGAAGAGTATAAGGTCAATGGTGCTACATACAAACCTAATACAGGTATTATGACATTGACAGTTCCTAATCATGGAATGTCAACTCATAACACATATACTGCAAAGAATTCACAATATGATCCTGATTCTGGTGTATTGATAATCACTGTTGACGATCATGGATTTAAGACTGGTGATCAAGTAAGAATTGAAAATGGATCTTTAGTATTCACATGTGCTCAAGATAATCATGCAACTAAGCATGGATATCCAAGACAAAAAGACCCTGCTGGTGATCAGTGGTTGTTAGTTGAATCTATTATTAATAAGGATAACTTTACTGTTAATGTAGGATCTACTCCTAAGGTTGAATATGATGTTTCTGGTGCTACTTACGATCAGAATACTGGTGAATTAGAAATGGATATCGGTCAGCATCGTTTCGTTGGTGCTACCACTCATGTTGCATCTTATGCTGAATATCAAGCAGATAAAGGACTATTAAAACTAACTGTATCTGGACATAATATTTCTCCAGGAGATCAGATACAGATCATGGAAAATTCCATGACATTCACTTGCTCAATGGATAACCATTATAGCAATCATGTATATCCAAGATCTTCCGACCCTTGCACACGTAAGTGGCTAGATGTTGTTGAGTCTGATATTCCTGGTGGTACATTTACAGTTAATGTTGGTGCATCTCCTATTAAAGGTTTTGTCCCTACTGCTGCTACATTCGACACTGCAACTGGTGCTCTAGTAATGACAATTGGCACTGGTCATGGTCTATCAGTTGGTACAAATCTTAAGTTAGCACAAAACTCATTATCATTTACATGTGATATGGATGACCATGCCACCGTGCACAGTTATCCTAGATCTAAGGATCCAGTACATAATGAGCCTATTCCAATTGTTGCTGTTTCTGCTGATACTGTAACTGTCAATGTTGGTATGACACCTGCTGTAAATTATGACGTTACTGGTGCTACATTTACTCCTAATAATGGTCAATTAGTATTGTCCACAGATAGGAAGTTTAGTTTCCGTGATTCATCAATTCATAGTATTTCTGGTGCAACATATAATGGTCAAACTGGTCTAATGAGATTGACCATTGTTGATCACGGTTTTGGTGAAGGAGACTTCGTTAAGATTGCTGATGGTGGAGTAAGTTTTACTTGCTCAATGGACAACCATAATTCAGTTCATGCTTATCCTAGATCAACTGATCAGATGAGTGGTAAGTGGATGGATGTACGTAATGTATCTAAGGATCAATTCGATGTCCATGTAGGTAAGACACCAACTATTCCATTTACAATCTCTGCTGCTGAATTTACACCTGCAACAGGTGAGATGAAGATGACCATTGGTGATCATGATCTAAGAGCTGGTAACAGTATAAGATTAGCAAAAGAATCTATAGTCTTTACATGTTTCTTAGATGCTCATAACAGCACACATGCTTATCCAAGATCTAATGGTAATGACCCATTCTATAACAAACCTCTTCCTATACTATATGATGGTACTCCATTAACTGCAACTGCTGGTACATCATATAATCCTACAACAGGTATCATGACGATCACTACAAGTGTGAATCATGGTTTACAAGAAGGTGATTCAGTTAAGTTTAAATTAGATTCTCTAACATTCCGTTGTGATGAAGATGGTCAATCATCTGATCACACATATCCTAGAGCAACAGATCCATATGCAAATAGATGGCAACGTGTATTGGGTAGTAACTTAACTGCTAATACATTTGACGTACAAGTATTATCATATGCTCCTTCAACAAATACCACAACGCATGTCTTCCAGACTGCTATGGCAAATGGTATTACTAAGAAGGATGGAACAATAACTGTTAATGTTGCTAATGGTGCTATCTCTGATCAGAGTCAGCATATTTACATTCCTAACACAGGTTATACTCCAACAAATATTAATCATAATCCAACAACAGGTATGATGACTGTGACCATCAATGGTCATGGTTTTGAAAATGGTGACATGATCAAGATTGCTGATAATGCATTAACATTAACATGTGCATTAGACGATCATGGATCAACACATACATATCCTCGTCCTGGTGATCCTGCATCTGGATCTTGGTTGAAAGTTGAGAACGTAGATGTTGATACATTTGATGTTAAGGTTAATACAATCATTCCTCAGAGTAATACATCAACACATTTATTCGTAAGTGCTGTTGCGAATAGTATTACTAGAGCACAGATTATAAGTGGTGGTATTTACGATCATACTTACTCAACTTCTGCTGTTGATTGTTTACGTCATGCTGGTGATAGCATCAGACTTGCACCTGATTCATTAACATTCCGTTGTGATGCTGATGGTCAATCAAGTGATCATACTTATCCAAGATCTGCTGTTACAACTCATACACCAACTGATGTAACTTACGATCCTAATATTGGACATCTTAAGTTTACAGTTCCTAATCATGGATTCTTACCATATTCATACATTAAGATAGCAACTGATTCTTTAACATTCACATGTAAGAAAGATAACGATGCAACTAATCATACCTATCCAAGAGCATCAGATCCTGTTGCTGGTAAGTGGGTAATGATTCATGATGTAAGTGGAAATGAATTTAGTGTTGAAGTATTAGATGTTATTCCATCTACCAATACTACAATACATTCATTTGTAGGTGCTTCATCAAACTGCATTACTCATAAGAAGGATCATTTCTATGATACAAATATTCCTATCTATGAATTAGGTAAGACAACTCATAGTCCTACAAACGCATCTTACAATCCTACTGCTGGTACGATGACTATTACTATGAGTAATAGTTTTACTGCTCCTCAAGTTTATACTCCAACATCTGCTATATTCGATCCTAGCACTGGTATTTTAAGAACTACTCTATCAGGACATAACATCAAGAATGGTGACATGATCCTTATTGATGATGGTGCTCTAACAATGAGATGTGATGAGGATAGTCAAGCAACTGACCATAATTATCCAAGACCTACTGACCCTGTTAGTGGTAAGTGGTTGAAGGCATTTAATGTAGGTAGCACAACATTTGATCTACAAGTTGGTAACCTTTATGGTAATGCAGCAATCTCTAATACAACAACTCATGTTGTTAATAGTATTGCTTCTAACTCATTCCATAGAGCAAAAGACTTTGTAATGATTGATAAGGATGCAATTACATTCCAATGCACTAAGGATAACAATGCTACTAACCACACATATCCTAGAGTAACAGATCCTACATATGGTCAATGGTTACCTATTTCTAATGTATCTAATATCTCCTTTGATGTCCATGTAGGTAAGTCTGGTATTAATGATGTTTACGATCATACTTTCGTATCATTTGCTAATAATAGTCTTAAGAGACAAACTGGTACAATCACATTAGATGTTGGTAATGGTCAAATTACAAACCCAACAACTCATTCATTCCAGAGTGCTTCTTCTAATGCAATAATCGGTGGTGGCACATATACACATACATTTGTCCCATCAACTCAAGCAGTTACACCAACAGATGTTAACTATAATCCAACAACAGGTTGGATGACTGTTACAGTTCCTGATCATGGATTTATGGAAGGAGAGAGTATCAAGATTGGTACTAACTCACTTGTATTCACATGCTTACAGGATAGTAATCAAACTAATCATTCTTATCCAAGAAACGGTGATCCAGTATATGATAAGTGGTTAACAATTCATAACGTAACTGATGATACCTTTGATGTTAAGGTACTTGATGAGACACCATCTACTAACGTAACTCTTCATACATTTGTAAGTGCTCTTAATGGTGCTATTATCAGAGCAACAGTTGCAACTGGTGGTAACTATACTCATAAGTTTATTGCTCCTGCACAACTAACACCAACCAATGCTGCATATGATCCTACAACAGGTATCATGACATTGACTGTTGCTGATCATGGTCTTAAGAATGGAGGAAGAATTAAGGTACAAGATGGATTCGTAACATTCACATGTGACCAAGATAGTGATCAAACTAATCATGCTTATCCTAGGGCATCTGACCCATATAGTGATGAGTGGATGACAGTTAAGAATGTCACTAAGGACACATTCGACGTACAAGTATTATTCAACATACCATCTACAAACCAAACTACTCACGCATTTGTATCTGCAGTACCTAACAGTATTACAGTTGCTACCTTGATGAAGGGTAATGATAGTATTAAGATTGCTGCTGATGCATTAACATTTACATGCTCTAAAGATGGTAACTCCACTGAGCATACTTATCCTCGTGTATCTGATCCTGCATATAATAACTCACTTAGAATTATTGATGACGGTGTAACAAGATGGACACCAACAGGTGCTACCTACACACCATCAACAGGTGTGTTAGCAATGACACTAAACAATCATGGATTCTCTAATGGAGACTATATCAGGATTGAAGATTATGCATTAGATATGTCTTGTGATATGGATAATGATTCCAGCACTCACGCATATCCTAGAGGAACTGATCCTATCAGTGGTAAGTGGATACAAATTTCTAATGTATCTCAAAATGGTTTTGATATTGATGTTGGTACAACTGCTGCTGTTAGTTACACACCTACAGATGTTGATTACACACCAACAACAGGTGATATGGAAATCACTATTGGTGAGCACGATCTTAAAGTTGGACAAAGTGTCCAGATTGCTACAGGTGGCATCACCTTAGAATGTGATCAGGATGGTTATTCATCTACCAATGCATATCCAAGAAATATAATTGATACCTTCACTCCAACAGGTGCTGACTATGATGGAGCAACAGGTTATTTAACAATCACTTCCAATGGTCATGGATTAGATACAGGATCTCTTGTTAAGATTGATGACAATGCAATAACCTTGCGTTGTGCAATGGATGGAAGTACCAATGACAAGACTTATCCTAGATCTTCTGATCCTATTAGTGGTAAGTGGAAGCCTATTGAGTACATCGATGCTAACACATACAAGATCTTCGTTGGTAAGTCTGAGTTTAAGAGTTTCGATCCTCAGAATGTAGAGTATAACGCTTCTAACGGTAACATGGTAATTACTGTTGGTCCTGACCACGGTATTACAACTGCACATAGTGTTTACATTAACCGTGAATCAATGTGCTTCACTTGTGCACAAGATGGTCATGGTAGTGATCACTTCTATCCACGTCCTAATGGTACTGGTGGTGCATCTGGTGACGATCCTGCATATGCTGATGCTGTTGATGTAATTGCTGTAACTGATAGTACTATAACAGTTAATGTTAACCCATCACCTTCTGGTGCATCTAACCATGCTCACATCTTTAAACCTGCTGTAGGTAAGACACCTACTAATGTGACTTATAGTCCTGCTTCAGGTCTAATGACAATAACTATCGTTGGTCATGGAATGATCAATGGTGAGCAGATCATGATTGAAGATAATTCATTAATCTTCACATGTAATAAAGATGATAATGCTACTGAGCATGCTTATCCTAGACATGGTGATCCTGCAAGTAATAAGTGGTTAACTATTCAGAATAGAACTGATGATACATTCCAGGTACAGGTATTAGATTCTGCACCTTCAACTAATACTTCTGCTCATACATTTAAGAGAGCGAAGAAGCATTCTGTTAAGAGAGGATCAATCAGAGCTGGTGGATCATTTACTCATAGTTTCCAATCATTCGCTTCTAATGGTCTTTCTGCTAAGAGAGATAGAGCATACGATCATGCTATTGAAATTAAGGCAGTAGGTCATGCTAAGTATACAGCAACTGGTGCTGCATATAATGCTGCTACTGGTATATTAACACTAACGGTTGCTAACAACCCATTCTCTAATGGTGAGCATGTAAGAATTGCTGACAATTCATTAGTCATGACTTGTGACATGGATAATAATGCAACTAATCATTCTTATCCAAGAGTAACAGACCCTGCTTCTCATAAGTGGTTAGAAGTTTCTAATGTTTCTGGTAATAATTTTGATGTTAATGTTGGTACAACACCTCGTGCTAACTACCTAGTTTCTGCTGCAACATATGAGCCTACTACAGGTGATATGGTGTTAACAATTGGTAGTCACAACTTTAAGGGTGGAGGTAGCACTACAATTACTGATGCTGCTTATAATCCTACAACTGGTATATTAACAGCTACTGTCCCTGATCACGGATTTGTGATTGGTGATAGAGTTAAGTTTGACGATGGATCCATAACCTTCAACTGCTCTGCATCTACTGGTACTCACGCATTCGTAAGTGGTGTTAATAATGCTATTAACGATGGTAGTAGCACATACACTGCTGCAATTGGTACAACTTACAATCCAACTACAGGTGTGATGACCTTGGAAATTGGATCACACAGTTTAACAACTTCTGATACAGTTACCATTGCTAATGGTGGTGTAACCTTCACTTGTGATGCTGACAATAATGCAACCAACCACGCATATCCACGTGCTACTGACCCTGCATCTGGTCAACAACTTGCAGTATTAAATCCAACTGCGACTACGATTGATGTCCAAGTTGGTATTGCTAATGCTGATAATCCTACAGACAATCATGTATATCCAAGATCTACTGATTACCCAAGTGATAAGTGGTTAGAAGTAACTAACATTACTACTGATACATTTGATGTAATGGTCTTAGCATCTGCACCTCAGTCTGTAACTTCACCGCACACATTTGTGTCTGCTGTTACTAATGGACTTAAGTATGCACATGAAGCAGTATACATTGAGGAAGAGTCACTAGTATTCAAGTGCTTAGCTGATAACTTTGGTAGTGAGCATAAGTATCCTCGTGCTAATGGTAACGGTGGTGCTACTGCTGATGATCCATTCTATGATGAGTCTGTCCCTATTCTTGCTGCTACTGCTAATACAATTACAGTACATGTTGGTAAGTCAAGTAATACTACACTTCACCAATTCGTAAGATCTGAAAATGCATTCACTCCATCAACTGCATCTTATGTCCCAGGAACAGGTATATTAACAATAACTCTTAATGGTCACCCATTCGAGAATGGAGATAAGGTACAACTTAAGAATGGAGCATTTGTATTCCAGTGTCAAGAAGATAATTTCCAGACTGATCATGCTTATCCAAGAGCAGAAGATCCAGCTGCTGGTGATTGGTTAACAATCTCTAATAAGCAAACAAATACATTCGATGTTAACGTAGGAGTTTCTTCTAATACTACAACTCATCAGATTGCATCTATTGCAACTGGTGCAGTTATCAGAGGTACAATCAGAGGTGGTGGTCAATATAACCACTCATTCGTAAGTGCTGTTTCTGAAGGATTAGAGAAGAAAAATTCTACAATTACAGTTAACGTAGGATCTACTGTTGCTGGTAACTATACACACAGATTTGCTTCTGCTACATCAGGTGCTATCACTGCTGGTGGTAACCATACTCATACATTCGAGAGATTTAAGAATAACTCTCTACACAGACAGAGTGGTAAGATTACAGTCGATGTAAATATCGCTCAGACTACTGCTGATCTATACGATCATACATTCGTTAGTGCATTACCTGGTGCTGTTATTGGTGGTGGTAATTATCAACATATATTCGTATCTGCTAAAGATGGTGCTATATGGAAGGCAAATGATTATGTTTACATTAAGGATTATTCACTAGGATTTACATGTGATCTTGATGATGATAGGACTACTCATTTATATCCAAGACCTACAGATCATGCAAGTAATGAATGGTTAGCAGTATCTAATGTAGATGGTGATAACTTCGACGTACAAGTACTGAAAGGTGTCCCATCAACATTCCTAGGCACTCATACATTTGTATCTGGTATTGAAAGAGGACTTAAGATACAAAATGGTAAGATAAGAATTAACGTAGGTGTATCTCCTGCGGGTGACACTTATCAGCATACATTTGTTAATGCTAATACAGGTGCTCTAATACAGGGTGGTAATTATAAGCATAACTTCGTATCTGCTCTATCCAACTGTATTACTAATGTCAACGATGGTTCAACATTAACTCCTACAGATGCATACTATGAGCCTACTACAGGTCAACTAACATTAACTGTTGCTGGTCACTCATTACGCACAGATGATGCTGTAACGATTGATAGTAATTCACTAACATTCACATGTAGTCAGGATGCTAATGCTACTAACCACACATATCCTCGTGTAACAGACTTTGCTGACGGTAAGATATTACCTGTCCAGTCAGTAACATCATGGGCATGGCCTGTAAGAACTGATCTTGAATACTGGAGAGCACGTAGAGTTGACATTGCTTACACTGGTACAGAAGGTGCTGAGGTAGAGAATGATATTACATCCTTAATGAGTCTAGTAACGGATGCTATTACTAATCCTAATAACGTGGCAAATAGAGGATATGAGATGCCTATCTGTTGGCCCGTTAAGTACACACCAGAGGTCGTTGTAAGAGATCTATCAATCACTTATGATTCTTCTAATGGTGGTCAAGATGATCAAGGTACATGGAATCAGACATGTCAAGAGACTGCTGCTGCTATTGCTACACTATCTGATATTCTTATAGAGACAATCAGTAAAGCTAAGAATAGCAATACTGATCATACTGCTTCTATAACTCAGACATTCCCATATAACTTTAATACAAGTTATCAAGAAGGTACTTGCTACAATGTAACGTCAGCAATTGATACATTATTCGATATAATGACTGACACTCTTGGTGCTGGAGAAACAAACAGCAAGACTATTGCTAATATGATTCTCTTTAATCAGCAAGCAATTTCTGAGAGAGCATTTACCGAAACTCAAACAAGTTATCCAACTACTAATCTTACTATCGATTTTGCTACTGATCTTCTTAAGGCAGTACGTTATGACTTAGTAACTGGTGGTAATGCTGGATCATTTAGACTTGCACAAAATTGGTTTGATGGTGAGGGTAACTTCATAGCATTTACTAATGTAACTAGGACTCATTTATTATACTGCTTAGCTAAGATACGTGAATACATCAAGAGTGTAATGTATCTTGTAGGTAGTGATGCTGGATGGAATAGTTACATTGTATATCAACCAGAAAACAGACTTGAGTGGAATCAAGAAGCAGTTGAATTTATGATTGACTCTTCACTCAACCCAATTGAGTATGCTTTGGAAATGTCACAATTCCCAACTGAAGCAAGAGTAACATTCGTACCAAATACAGACTGCACAAATAGAGTTACTAAGTATGAGATGGGTGTTGATTACAACACTGATCCTGAATTGGTAAGTCTTACACCTGAAATTGATGTAGGATTTGATCGTGCAGAATATAGAATTAGAATTGAGCGTGGAAACCAGTTCCGTCGTGGTGATATCCTTAAGTATATTCCTGCATCTCAACCTTCTCTAAGTGGTTTAGCTAATCAAGAATACTTCTATTGCTTAACTGCTACTGCTGAGTGGTTTGAAATTGGTGCTTCTTATATCCATGATGGAAGATTTAGATTACTACAGGTAGATACTTCTAATACTGGAAGTCATATCTTTGCTGTTGAAAGAAGAAGTGGTATTACTAGAACTGCTGAGTCATTCCCAACATATACTTCTGAGACTCCAATACAAGGTGGATTTAATGCTGCTGATGTTATCTTCGGATCTTCATCAAATGCTAACGCTGAGATTGGTAATGTCCTAGCAACTGAAGGTGAGGTCTATAAGATCTATACTCATTATCCAACTGTTGCTAATGAAACAACTCCTGGCACATATGATCAATTCGTTAATGGTGAGCAAGTTGTTGTTAATGGTGCTCCAGCAAATACTGGTTATGTCCTACAGACTACAACCCCACAAGATGAAACAGGTATATCATTTGTTAAGTTAGAGACTATTTCTGGTACAATCGCTGATACTAATGAGATCGTAGGTCAAGATAGTAATGCAATTCATACAGTTGGTGCTCCATCTGATAGATTCCTCATTAATGTAAGTAAAGGATCATTTGCTACAGGTGACTGGTTCTTCAGTAAGGTTGGATCCTTAGAAGGTTACATGGACAACTATGTAAGTAAGTCTGGATCACTAACCAATAATGAAGGTGGTAGAATTTCAATTGATGTTGAAACTATTGAAACTGAGTGGATACCTGGAGATATAATTTACGGTAGTATCACTGATTACATCTTAGAAGTTAAGGGTATTACTGGACAACAGATTCAATTGAATCAGTATCTACATGGAATACAAACTCTAGAATTAGATCTAGGTGTTGCAATCATTGACACTGGTATATCTGATACATTCAATGTTGGTGATGAAGTATCACTCCTACAAGGTACCGTACAGAAGAATCCTGGATTCACTGCTGTTGTTACTAAGTATCAGGAAGAAGATCTATCAGCAACTCCACCACAAACACACAAACTTTGGATCGCTAATATCAACCCTGTTGGTGATGGTGCTCCTCTAACTGATTTGGTATTTGCTGGAAACCATATTGGTAAGATTGAAATTGGATCTAACTTCCCAACCATATATGCAGCAGTATCTAACTACACTGCAACAGATTATCAATCTTATGCTAAGGTTGTTGCAATTGAGCAACAAGGTATTACTGCTACTATCTGGGTAGAAGCAGCTAATGGAGTATTCGTTGATAACATGTCACTTAAATCTGACTTCGGATGGGGTGGTGGTGTTTCTTCTGCTCGCACACTTGAGGGTAGAGTTGATCGTTACTTCAGAGGATTTGATGGAGTCCAGACTAACTTCGATCTCACGATTTCTAATGGTGAAGCATACTTCCCTGATCCTGCTGGTCACTTACTTGTATTTGTTAATGGTATCCTACAACCTCCAGGTGGTAACCTTTCTTACGTTGCATTCTCTGACAAGATTCAGTTTGCTGAAGCACCTGAAATCGGATCTGAATTTATCGGATACTATGTTGGTAAGTTACGTCAGTTAGATGATATCTCCTTCGAGTTTGACTCATTGAGATCTTCCTTCAACCTTAAGAGATCTGGATTATTCTACTCCTTGACTCTAACTGAAGGTGTTTCTTCTAACGTCATACGTCCTGAGAATAACATCATTGTTTCACTTAATGGTATTATTCAGGAACCAGGAGTTGCATATGAGATCGTTGGATCACGTATCATCTTCGCTGAAGTCCCACGTGCGGGATCAACCTTCGTTGGTTTCTCATACATTGGATCTGACGCAGACGTTATTGCTGCAACAGTTGTACCACCAGTTGAAGCTGGTGACAGACTAGACATTGAGGGTGAAGAATTCCCAAGAGAGGTTGCTCTAATTGAGTCTTCCAACTCCTTAATTACGTTTGAATACACTGGATCTGTTAAGGGTAGAAATGCTGCTGCTATTGCAGACATTACTTCTGGTAAGATAACAAATGCAGTCCTAACAAACCCAGGCGATGGTTATACTGACCGTCCAAATGTTGATGTTATTTCTTCTTCTGGATTTGATGCTCGTATCAAGGCATTGATGGGTATTACTAGAATCGATGTTAAGACATCTGGTATTGGTTATTCACAACCAACAGTCTTAGTTGATAATGAAGTACCTGATGACTTTACACCTCCTACAGGTGGTCCAATTAACGGTGGATTTGATGTCCTCGCAGGCGAAGGATCAGAATACACAGGTGGTGGTGCTGGTGTTGATGCTGGTACAATCGCAATTACTCTGGATCCAGTTAACGTAACTGTTAACCAAGGTCAGACTGCTGCATTCACAGTTGTCTCCACTGTAACTAATGATCAAACAATGAATTATCAGTGGCAGAAGAAAGAGTATGGTACTCAAACATGGAGCAACATCATTGGTGCTAACACAGCAACCCATACAACAAATAACACAGTACAGGCAGACGATGGTGACGAATATAGAGTCGCAATCACTGCTGCTGGTGCAACCCCAGTTTACTCACTCTCTGCTGTATTGAGTGTCCAGACTGGTGCTACTGTAATCAGCAACTTCACACCAAATCTCATCTTCGATGACATCTAAATAAGGATATGGCAGCCACAGCATCATACAATCAGGCAACCAAGGTAATAACGGTGGAGTCCGATGGACTCCCAGCACCTGTAAGTTTTGGTACGTTCCCAAATGATAACAACCCTAATACTGTAGTAGAACAGGACTTCGATCATGACTTCTTATACCGTGGAGGAACATTTGGAATTGCTCGCACATTTGATAGTAATGGATATACGCATGACGGATTTGTTAGAAGAGTTACTATATCAGTAAATGATTTAACACTTTTCACTGGTGGTAATCCTAGTATTGCAGAAAATGATAATATAATGGTTGTTTTCAGTGATGGATTAAAGCAGAAATTCGTATTTAAGAGCACGACATTCACTTCTATTGACGGTGAGTGCTGGTTATCCAGTGATACCACCTTAGATTTTATTGTAGAAGAGCAAGCAACTACTCCTGTGAGTGGTACTTACGAGTATTATGACCAACGTAATGGAAGAGTTTCCACGCCCCTGGGGAACATAGGGATTGCTGGTAATGGAGTGGCAATTTTTAACCCTTCTGCTGGTGCTGGACTCAATCCTCCCTCTGGATTCAGTTGGGTTGCTGCTGGAGATCTACCTTTTGTTAATTCTGGAGAGGATTCTTGTGGTGGTCACCCAGAACAAGGTGGTCAATACCACTATCATGACCCTCATTTCTTAGATTGTTGGAAATCTGGTGGATCAATTGCATCATATAATGATTATTATGGTGCAACTCAGTTTAATGGAGACAATATTCGTCATCCTGACGGTCATTCTAAGATAATTGGTATAGCATTTGATGGATTTCCCATCTATGGACCTTATGGATACTCCACACCATTCGATAATTTGAGTGGAACTAGGACAATGAGGACTTCATATGCTGTAAGAGACAGTGAAGTAGCTGGAAGACCTGATTATGGGTCTACAACTGACAATCCTCCTGCTGGTACGTTGATGGAGGACTATGAATACATTGAAGGTACTGGAGATTTAGACAGTCATAATGGTAGATTTGCTATCACACCTGAATATCAGGATGGTACCTATGCTTATTTCCTTACTGTTGATGAGAATAACGTAGATAATACTAAATTCCCATACATTATTGGACTAACAACCAGAGAAACTATTGACACCACGTTCACCGTAGAACCAGTACAGCAAGGTGGAGGTGGAGATCCAGGTGGTGGTGATGGAGGAGTAGTACCAATACTATCATTTACACTACAACCAGCTAGTGTTTCCGTTAATGCTGGTCAGACTGCTACATTCTCAGTCCAGAAACTTGTTTCTCCTGAAGACGGACCTGTTTCATTCCAATGGTACAAATCTACTGACGGTGGATTTGCATTTTCTGCTGTAACTGGAGCAACAACTAATACATTAGCAGTGACTGCACTGCCATATATGACTGGATACAAGTATCGTTGTAGAATTATCGGTCCAATTGGTGGTACAACAGCATCTAACTCACCATTAGATTCTCAAGCAGCAACACTGACAGTACTTGGCGGTGGTGGAAGTGGTAGCACCGCAAATAGATTCGATAGTACCTCATCTACTCTTGATTCCACATTACAAACTTATGATGGCACCTAAATAACACTGTAAAGACTACGATCATGGCAAAGCAAACCCTTAATATTGGATCATCGGCAAACGATGGGACTGGTGACAGTCTTAGAGATGGTGCTATCAAATTAAATAGCGTCATTGATGAGATATACACCAATCTTGGTAATGATACCAACCTACAAGTCAATGTTGGCACTCCCTCAACTGGACAAATTCTAAAATGGAATGGTGCACAGTTCGCTGAAGGAGATTTTGATTCGTTCTCTGGGAATGTAGATGTCAATGGTCATCAAATTATATCATCTGCTAATGGTGATATAGTTATCAAACCTAATGGCACTGGAGACATTAAATTATGGGGTGGTAATACAGGATCGTCTCTTACATACATCGATGGTGCTGATGGTAAGTTAAAGTATAGTAATTATTTCCCATCTACAGGAGATTTACCTGATTCTTCAACACATCAGGGTATGTTTGCTTTGGTAAGTGGTGATAATGTTGCAAGGGTTGCTACTAATAGTGGTTGGAAGAAGATTATAGGTGAGGATCACACTCTTGGTGATCTATTTGATGTAGATATGACCGTTGGAGGTGGTCCTGCGGGTGGTCAGGTTATTAAATGGAATTCTGCTACAAGTAAGTGGGAACCTGCTAATGATGACTCAGCTAGTGGAGGTGGTGGAGGCACTACTCAAAACTTATTTGAGACTGTTGCTGGTGATACTGGTACAACAACAGCGTCTGCTGCAACAGATACATTAAATATAGTTGGTGGCACGAATATTGCTACCGCAATCACAGGAGATACAGTCACAATCAATATGACTGGTTCTCTTGGAGATGCCAACCAGAATGCTTATGGTGTAATTGGAAGTGACTCAGGATCAAAAACCGCAGGTAGTACAACTGCTACTATTAACCTCATTGGTGGGACTGGTATTAGTACTGCTGTTAGTGGAGATAATCTTACGATTACAAATGATTCTCCCAATGTAAGTCAAGAGACATACAAAACTATTATTGGAGACAGTGGCACTACAACTGCACAACTAGCAACCTCAACATTGGATATTGCAGGTGGTAATGGAATTACTACTGCTGCCTCCACTAACACGTTGACAGTTAATGCTGATCTATATCTTAGTGGAGCTGCTACTACAAATGATAATATCATTTTCAATGGTACTAGTTGGGATCCTACAACATCACCCACAATAGGATTTAATTTCACTGCTCCTAATAGTAGTGTTTATAGAGTAGCAGGTGGTGGTGTTGATTCTTCATCAGACAATCCAACAATATATGTCTATAGAGGATTTACATACAGACTTAATAATACAACAGGTTCAGGACATCCTCTCGCTCTAAGGCAAACATCAGGTGGTACTGCTGTTACCGAAGGAGTTTCAGGTAATCAAGAAGGAGTCCAATTCTGGACAGTGCCAATGGATCTTTCTCCTGGCACAACATATGTTTACCAGTGCACTGCACACGCAGCAATGGTAGGAAATTTAACGGTGGTCTAATATGACAAGAACAGTCCCAGGTAGCGGTGCCGAAATCTTCCCAATTTTCAATAGTACTTTTGGGGTGAGGGATGTTTATGTTATTAACGGTGGTGAAGGATATGATCCTGCTGATCCACCAAGATTGAGAATTGGTAATTGTGGCACACCCATCAGAGACGCTGTTTTAAGAGCAGTAGTCGAAGGAGATGGTGGTGTTATAACTGCTGTGGAGGTTATAGATCCTGGTGAAGGATATAACCCATTACGATTGCAGATACAGGATGAGAGTTCTGACGGATCTGCAACTGGTACCGTATTCTTAAAGAATGATGGTGGTATAGATTTCATTCAAATGAATGTGCCTGGTGATGGTTACTTTGATGCTGTTGCTAATATTGTAGGTGGTGGTGGATCTGGATCTGAGTTGGTACCTGTCACAGGTTTGATTACAGGTCTTGCTATTGAGCAACAGGGTAGAAACTATACAGAGGAAGACGTAAATATCATCATTAGCGGTGGTGGTGGCCAAGGTGCAACTGGTGTTGCTAATGTCAATCAGTTTGGTGAAGTTTCTTCTATTACATTAACTAATCAAGGTGAATTCTTTGAGACTCCTCCACTTATACAGTTAATCAAAGGTGGTGGATCTGGTGCTACTGCTGAAGCATTTATTAACCTTGGTAAGATTACAAATATTGATCTACTTACAGGTGGTGGTGGATATACTACACCTCCTGAGGTTATCTTTACTAGAGATACTGACCTGATTCGTGAAGCAAGAAACAGACAGTCTCTAAACTCAGTTGTCTATAATATAACTGGATTAACTAGTAATGTTAATTCTAGTACTAGTACAATATACGTACAGACAACTGATCCCTATCCAGGTTCAGGTAAGATTCTGTTAGGTAGGGAGATTGTAAGGTATACAGGTAAAACTGCTGCTGGTGTTGATGGTGCTTTATTCGATGCTTTCACTGGTTGTGATAGAGGTGTTAACTTCCGTTTTGACCAGAAAGTCACACTCGATACTTTACAAGATGATCCTAATACAGGACTAACAGCATATGATTTCCAAGTTACTGACAAGGTTAGAAGGGTAATTGAATCCTCAAATAACCGAGTTGCTATAGTATATGATTGGGATCCTGTACAAAAAGCATTATATCTAACCTTTGAGGTTGATGAATTAGCATTCATCGATGGTGGTAGATCTAATGAGAAGTCTAAGATTATTGCATTCGTTGCTGGATCTGCTGGTGCATCAGGCACAGGTATAGAGCCACACGTTTTGATAGAATCTGAAGGAGATAATATTGTTACCTTTACAGATCCATTAAGTTTAATCCTCAACAGAAAGTTTGAAGATGATGATGAATTAGATGGTCTTGGTGATGGTATTATCGATTTAGTTAATACTGGTACTGAGTTTGAAAACCAAATTTGTTTAGATGGTGGTATAGCCTCGTCTAAATATGGTATAGAGGAAACACTTGGTGGACAAAACACTACTCTGTTCCAAGTTGGTGACCAAATATATGATGGAAGTCCAAATTCTTTAGTTGCTACTATCACTGCTGCTGGTGCTTTAGGTGATGGTGATACTCATACCTCGACAGCAACACTTATTGTTGAGTATATTAACCCTGCACCAACCTTCCAAGTTGATGAAGGTGTCCAAGGTAATACAACTGGGTTAACTGCAACTACTACATCAGTTACATCTGGTCCTATAATAGGTACCAATGAGAGTTTACACACAATAACCATTAAGGATATTGTTTCAAATGATCCTAATTATCTGTGGTCAGAGGGTGAAACCTTACAAGGGGTGACCTCTGGTGCTACAGCAAAGATATATTCTGTTGAATATACTGGTGCTGTCAGAAATGAGGAAGACTAACCCCTATAAATAAAAAGAAGGCAATCGTTAACAATGGCGTTACTTACCGACCAATTTAGAATCTTTACTGCCGAAAGGTTTAGGAAAGCACTAGAAGGGCCAGATCCTACACAGTCAGACCTGGCGGCAGGTAGTGCTAGAGATCGCCTTTATGTGTTCATAGGCAGACCACAACCGTGGGATAATGAGAATGCACCTCCAGACCCAGTAGATTCATTCCAAGAATTTGCGGATGACTATTCGGATATGATCTCCCTGAAGAGAGTGTTAGCAAATGACACTATTCAGGTTATCAGGCGTACCGACTGGATTCCCCCAGAGCAAACCACTGGTGGATTGGGTTATGTTTATGATATGTATCGCCATGATTACTCCTCGACTAAAACTGCATCATCGGGTGCGACTAAACTTTACGACGCTGATTTCTACGTTGTTAACTCGTCGTATCAAACTTATAAATGCATTTACAACGGGACATCTCCTTCTGATCCTAACGGTAAACCTTCTACTGTTGAGCCCACAGGGACATCAACATCTATTATCACGACTGCTGATGGCTACCGTTGGAAGTATATGTACACGATCCCTGTTGGTCAAGTCCTAAAATTCTTCTCCAACGAGTACATGCCTGTGCTTGAAGATACTGCTGTTGTGGCAGATGCTATTGGTGGAGAGATTGATACTATTATCATTGGATCATCTGGTAGTGGTTACAACAACGGTACATATGAAAACGTCCCCATTAAAGGAGACGGTGTAGGTGGTAGGGTATCACTTGTTGTTGATGGTGGTAGAATTGCTTCTGCTACTGTGACATCTGGTGGATCTGGATACACCTTTGGTAAAGTAATCATTGATGAGGTCAACGGTATTGGTGCTGGAACAGGTACTGGTGGTAGCGTTGAAGTTGTAATACCTCCATCGATGGGACATGGTGCAGCACCAGCAACTGAGTTGGGTGGTTTCCGTGTAATGATCAACACTAAGTTCACCTATGATGAAGGATCTGGTGACTTCCCAACTGATAACGACTACCGTCGTATTGGTTTGGTAATTAATCCTAACAAGTTTGGTACTCAAGAATTAACCTCAGATTTAACATTGAGTGCAACAAAAGCGTCTATCTTCGCACCTACGTTTACTGGTAACTTCCAGACAGATGAGATTATCACACAATCTCGTACTGTTGGTGGACAGCAGGTAACAGCGAGGGGACGTGTTATATCATGGAATAGTACTACTAAAGTACTTAAATACTATCAGAATAGAGTTGACGGTATCTTCCCTGAATTTACTGGTAACCTAATCGAGTTTGAAGGTGGTAACCCTATAGTAGGTGCAACCTCTGGTGCATCTGCTGACCCAGACATTAACTTCCCGATTGTTTCAGGATCCTCTACGAGGGTTATAAACAACGCAGAATATGATCTAGGTATGGCTTTCACCAATGGTTATGCAAAAGCAGAAGTAGATCCTAACTCAGGTGACGTTATCTACATAGATAACAGAGGAGCAATCACTCGTGCTGGTGACCAGATAGAGGATATCAAAATCGTAATCGAGTTCTAATTCAATGCCACAGAATACTAATCTAAATATTAGTCCTTATTTTGACGATT